CGCCTACCAAAGATTCTAATAGGCACTGCGAGGCGATTCCTCTGACTTATGACGCCGGTATAAAACGTTCCACTTCAATCGGCCCAGTTTCAAATGTATGTGGCATGATCTTTTTGCACCCCCTTTCTGTATCCAGATTGTGTTCCAATTGCAACTCCTTATGTTTCAACCGCCTCGAAGGATCGGGAGGTCGGGGAACATCGACTCGTGTCTAAGCTCTTGGTCCTTGCTTCCCAGCGCTTTCAGGATCATTTGCTGCGCGATGATGTAGCTGTTGGCTGCTCGGGGATCTTCCCACCAGTCGAGCGCCGCAGCCTTCACGTAGGCCCTCAGAACATAGCCCAGATCGTCTGGCCAGGGAGTCCACTGCCCGTTCAGGTCGGTGAGGAGTGGAGCCCGGGCCTGATAGAACAGATAGACTCCCCAGATTTGGGACGAGGGCACTGGCCAGGCACGAAACGTGGGAGCATCAATCTGCGTGGGAATCGCTCCGAAGAAATTGTCCTTGTGGTAGCTGAACTTGATGGGCGGCTGGATGATCGACTCCATCGGAAGCGCAGCGGCGATTTCGGCATCATGCACGGGAATCACCGTAGCCGTCGATTGGAAATCTTGGAGCGTGACGTGCTCCATCCAGTTGATGTTGTTGATGCCCTGCCCACCGTCAGCAGCCAAACCTCCCACAGCCGTGTATTGAAGCGAAGTCGTAGTCGGCACTGCTGTGATTACCGTGGTGATGTTGTAGCCTGCCTGGAGAGCCCCCGATACTGTGATGGTGTCTCCAACCCTTGGCTGCGTGATCCCCGCAGGCCAGCCCGTGGGAGCGAAATCGTTGAACGTGGCCGTGACTGTCGTTCCCGCCTCCGTGAGCCCTGCGCCGTTCGCAGAGGTTTGCGCATTCACCATCAAGGCGTACTTCCCGAGCGAAATAATGTTGGAGCCGGAAACGATGTAGTCCTGCTGGTAGGGAATGGTGGTGAAGACACCTATAGCGTTCTTGTTGAACCGCCAAGCGTAAGGAGCCGAAAGCAGTTGCTGCAGAGTATCGTTGCAGATGTCAAGCCCGGGCTGGTTGACGATACCACCAACGCCAGTCAAGGGCTTCATGCCCTTGGCGGTCTGCACCGTCTGGATCACCGAATTCAGAGTGATGGTGCTTGGCATTAGGCGGGATTGCCGGCGAAGACTGCGCCGGTCATGAAGTCATTGGCGGCAACCGTCTGCGGAACCGCAATCATCTTCTGATACCAGCCCTTCATGGTCACTGGATCGGCCAGCTCTGCCTCGACAGGAGAAAAGAAGCACCCGCAGCCCATACAGGTTCCCCGAGTGATCCCGTCGGACTGCGTGGCCCAGGCAATCCTCGAGGTTCCGGAATAAGGATGACTCCGCATGTGCGAGCAGCGCTTCCACTTCTCGACTTCCGCCTGGCGCGTCTCAACGAGTTGCTGTTGCATGCGCTTCCGGTGCTTCTCCTTGAGCGCGTTCTTTTCCTTGTTCTTGACCTCTTCCGCCGCAGCAAAGCCCGCGGCAATGATCTGGCCAAGCTTCAGGATGGTTTCTTCCGAGAAGTCGGGGGCGGGCCTTGGCTTTGGCCCGGGCTTCTTCCTCGGCTGAACTTCCACTTCATCCATGTGATCCTCCTTTTAGAATTGCGTGGCAATAACATCAGTAGCGGCTGGCGTTTGCGCAGCGATCGTGGAATTGATCACTTTGAACGAGATGCGCGGATGGTTCCCAGCACCATAACTCCCAGCTGCCGGCGCAATCAACACAGCTTCTCCGAGCGATACGCCAGTGGGAAGAGTTACGCCAGCAGGCAGCGAAACGTCCACTGGCCCGTTACCCTTGAATTGGAATTGCACCGTAAGGGTGATGATGCTGGTGCTGTTTGCGGGAATCGCTACGTTCGGAATGGCGCCGGGAAAATACTGAGTGGCATGCTCAGAACCGACAGTTCGGGTCCAGTTGGATTTGTTGAAAGTCATGGGATCTCCTTAGATTCCGTTGATGTTCGAAACGATGATGCGGGAACCTGATGGAATGGTGGCCGCAGCCGCTGCATCCGCCGCAACCGTCAGGGTAAGAGTCGTCCCTGACAAGGTAGCGGTCCTGAGCCCGATGCCGACGCCCCAGGCATTCACTCCATTCTGAATGTTGGTAGAGCCCGCAAGCAAGCATGTTGCGGTGATTGGCAGCGTCGAAATGACGGGGCTGTTTGATGGGATCGTGACCGTGAAAGCGGTTTCCGCGTTGGCGGTAACCGTCGCGGCACCCGTCAGAGATATTTCGAGCCATCCGCCCGCAGCAGAAGCCTGGCTGTTTGTAACCGTGTTCGCCGTAAGTGCTGGCATTGATTTCTCCTTAGTTGAATTGCCCGGTCGCAAGCGACCAGTTCTTGCCGCGCAAGTCTCCCAAGGAAACATAGCCGCCGAAATGCTTGGCAACTTGCTTCATCGTGAGCACTTTTTGCTGCACAAGCCTTTGTAAAACCACGCCGCGCCATCCCGGAGTATAGCCATCTCGGGTCGGCAGATCCGCCCGGTCGGTCTTCATGATCGTCCATTCCGGCATCCAGCCAAGACGGAATGCGGCATTGAGCGACTTCTTTTCCTTGCCTTGTCTCAAATAGAACGCTCCGCAACCCTTGTACGAGATGGAATCCTCGTAGATTAGATTCTTGTTGAGCTTCAAAACCTTCCTGATGAAGTCGCTTGAGAGCATCAGCTTGCCCATGCGTTTCTCGGCTTGCTTGAAATCTTCCTGGCCAGGATAACGGTTCCGCTCGAGGGCTTTATCCGTCTCTTCATGCATGCGCGCAAGCAAGTCGCCCGAATAGATGTCCTCAGATGCTAGACCGCCTTTCGCCCAAGTGCTTTTCTGGTTCCTCTTTACACGCTCTTTTCTTGCAAGCGGCTTGGGCTTCTTTTTGACGCTCCAGCCGTAGCAGGAAACTTTCGTGTACTTGTTCGCGAGTTCGATCATGCGTCTACGGTTGCTTTTGCTCCCCTCAACACCTTTATTCTTGGTCCTTCTCGGGCAAGATAAACAGATGCAACTCCACCTGGCTCAAGAGGGGTTTGATCGTAGGCGGTAGAGAATGCCATCGCACCAAGCATTTCCCAGATGACCTGGATGGATGAACCATGCAGAACGAGGAGAATCGGCCCGGATTCGAGTGCCATTGTCCAATAATGCGAGAATGCACGCTTGATCTGCTCGACGTAACTCCGCCAACTCTGGCCACCCACGGGGATAGTGTCAGGCTGGGATTTGAGCATTCGTATGGTGTCTTTGTTCGCTTCAATGCTTCTTCCCTCCAGGTCCGAACCTACATCCCAGCTCCTCAGCTCCGTGTCCACGCCCATGTGGAAGTCTTTTGCCGCCGCGATCGGCTGTAGCGTTTGTTTCGTCCGGTCGAGGTCGTCAGTGAACCCGGCGGCAATGTACTTGTCGTTGAACAGCTCGGCAAGCTCCTGGGCCTGCCTTTCGCCGTCTTCGTCTAGGCTGTCGTTCAGCAGACCGCGCATCCTGCCTTCTTTGTCGCGCTTGACTTCGGCATGGCGGGCAAGATAAAGAATCGGCTCGCCAATCCTATCTGTGACCGCCATGCTTCCTTACTTTTCTTCGCTTTCTTCCGTCTTTTCTTCTGACTTTTTTTTTGACTTCTTCACCTGCTTGCAGCCGTGATCGAAGTTGGCAGTCATGCCTTCTCCGTACTCGACTTCATACGTCTCGCCACAGTCAGGACAGACTCTGGTCATGGTGTATGGCATTGTAGATTCCTTAACTAATACCAGATTCAGGAAATTGAAGCCTCGGTCTTAAGTTGGCGAAATCGGGGGTGGAGACTGGCTGCTTGCGGCACTCGAAGCACGCCATATTTGAAATTATAGGCCACTGACGCACCAACTACACGCGCTGGGTCGGCAGCGGATGGCTCCCAATTCCTTACGATCATCTGATAGTTACGCTGTTCGGGGATTTCCGTTGCTCCCAAGGAAATGCTGAACACCGCATCCTGCCCGATGACGTAGGTGGCGAAGCCCGTCTTGCCAGCCGACGGGAAGTTAGAGAATGTGCTGGTTGTCGTGGTTTCGATGAAGCGGATGCCGGAAATGTCGATGACGCGGTAGCCTTGCACGCCGCGCTGCAACTCTTCCGAGCCTTCCTTGTGGTACTTCATCACGTCGATGACGCCCCCGGCGGTGTTGTCGTTCATCAAGTCGAAAGCCACAAACGGATGGATGACGCCTGGGAACATGCCGTCCGACATGGGTCTGACGTCGGCGCCGCGCAGCGAGAAAACCATCTGCCTGACAAGCGAAGCGGAAGTGAATTCGTTGTCGGTGCCGGAGATGACGATGGTCGCGTCACCAGTAGCCTCGGCCTCGAATTCCGTTCTGGCAAGCGTGTTGGCGGTCGTGGCGGCGCGGAAGCCCATTTCCGCCGCAGTGTTTTCCACGATGGGATCGATGGCTGTCTCAACCAGGATGTCCGAGAACGACGCGAAGTCGAAGAACTGCCCGACCGTGACGTTACGAACAGAAGTGGTTGGGTTGATGCCTGTGCCGACCGCGCCTTCCATGCCGGGAGTGGTGTTCGCGG